ATGGAAATTAACGATATATTTAAACTAATAGACGCGGGATTTACAAAAGAAGACATTATAGAAATGTCTAAACCTGTAGAAACGGTTGCGGATTTTTCGCAGGTAGAGACTGAAACAATAACGCCGGAAGAACCCCATTTTGAAAATATGGATTATATAAAAGATTTGCAGAAAAGCATTGATGATTTAAAGAAAACGATTATAGCGACTAATCAGTTAAGGAATTTAGGCGGAGATAAAACAACTACAATAGATGATATAAACGAATACCTTATCAATGGGAGGAATAAGAAATAATGGCAAGTGTAAATGATTTGAATTTTAACCAAATTTCAACGGTATTAACGTCAATTGTGGCACAGGCTACAGGTGAAAAGGTTTTGACCCCCACAAATACCGGGGATTTTGTATCGGTAGCTACAACAGCGTTAAAAAATGGAACCGACCCTGTAATGAGCGCCATAACGCAGATGGTTACTCGGACAATTTTTTCGATTAGACCCTATTCTGAAAAGTTCCCGGGACTGAGGGTTGACAATGAACGTTGGGGGAATATTGTCAGAAAGCTGAATATTGCTGATGGTGATTATATAGATGATACATCTTTCGCATTGCCTGAAGACGGACAAAGTGTAGACATGTATAAGCTCCGCCGTCCCAATATATTGCAAACAAATTTTTATGGTGCAAATGTATTTAGTATTGAGCGTTCGTATTTTCGTGAGCAGATAGAATGTGCATTTACGGGTCCTGAAGAGCTGGCAAGTTTTTATTCTATGGTTACCGGAAATATTATGGATATGATAGAAACTGCGCATGAAAATCTTAAACGTGCAACGCTTTCCAATTTAATTGGCGGAATTGTGCAGGGTGGCGGAGATGAACAAGTCGTGCATTTGCTGTCAGAATATAATACAAAAACTGGCGGGTCATATACGGCGGAAACAATACAAGCTCCCGATGTATATCCTGATTTTGTCAAATTTATGTATTCGGTGATAGCGACTAAATCAGCATTAATGACTGAAAGATTGCAAATTCATCATATCAATGTAACAGGTAAAGAAATTACTCGTCATACGCCGTATGAAAACCAGAGACTGTATATGTACGCTCCTACTATGTATGATAGTACGGCACGAGTAATAGCTGATACATATCATGATACGTTTCTCCGTTATGCTGATCATGAAACTGTCAATTTCTGGCAGGCTGTAGATACTCCAGACACTATTAAAGTTACACCGTCATATTTAACAGCATCTGGAACTATAAATACCCCCGCAAGCGAAGTATTAGTTCCCGGAGTATATGCTCTTCTTTGTGATGAGGAAAGCTGTGGAATGACAGTATGTAATGAATGGAGTGCAACAAGTCCGCTTAATATTTCAGGCGGTTATTATAATGTTGCATGGCATTTTACGGATAGATTTTGGAACGACTTTACCGAAAATGCTGTAGTATTTACAATGGATTAATATTATGCAAGTTACTTTATATTCAGGATTTGGAAAGCGGAACAATTCAACCAAAACACCCCCTACAGGGGGTGTTATATACACCGGAACGCTGAAAGATAATTGTACAATACTAAAACCTGTCATTATCTTTCAGGCTGCCGGGGCGGTTGATTATTTCCCTGTAAGCTATAATTACGCTTATATTGATGCTTTTGAGAGATATTATTTTGTGACGGAATGGGAATGGGTGGAACGGAATTGGATTGCAACACTTGAAGTTGACCCTATGGCATCATATAAGGGGGATATTGGAACCAGTACACATTATGTCGAGCGTTGCAGCGGAACATTTAACGGACGTATTGTTGATACTGTATATCCTGTTTTAACTAATCCTACTGTCAATATAACCGATATTGACTCTCCATGGATTGATGAAACCTATTATATTGTAGGTATAAGTGGTGGTGGAGGTTCAACAGGGATCACTTACTATATTTTTTCATCCTCTCAATATTCAGCATTTATTCAGAACATATATAATAGTAATTCGTGGTGGAATGCTTCAACTGCAGATATTACTTACGACCCCTCAATATTCAATCCGCTGGATTTTATAAAATCAATAAGATTGTACAGAAGTTCATTTGGCGGAACTGCGGTAGACAGTGTAAATATGGGATATTGGAGCGTGCCTGCCACATGTAGGATAATATCTGATACACAAGCATATACAAGCGTGCAAAGAACAATTACCTTGCCACAACATCCGCAGACTACAAGTCGGGGGAGCTATGTAAATTCAGATTTATATACTAAGCGTATATTATCAGTTAAACCCTTTGGTAAGATTCCTTTGGATTGCAGTTTAATTGCTAATGAAACGTCTATTAAAATTTATATTGGTATTGACGCATATTCTGGCCGGGGATGGTTACGTGTATCTAATGGTTCCAATTCTATGATAATTGCTGAATCAGAGGCACAGGTTGGAGTTGATGTACTTCTTAATGTTCAGGCCGTATCGGAACTTTCACGAGCAACAGCGATAGCTAATTCAGCTTCAAGTATTATTAGCACATTAACAGGAAACGGGTCGAATATGACTATCGAAACAGGCGTTAGTAACTGGGCGGCAATTGCCGGAGTGCCGCTTATTCGTGAGACTGGAACAGGTGGGGATTTAGCAACATTTTCTTTTGCTGAAAGTAATAGATTATGTTCAGCATTTTATTCAATAGCTGATGAATATAATTCGGAGTTTGGCCGTCCATATTGCGCACCGGCGGTATTAAGCACTGTAGGAGGTTTTATTAAGTGTGCAAATGCGGAAGTAGAATTCCCATGTCTTGCAACGGAGCGTGCAAAAATTGAAGAATATTTGAATGGGGGATTTTTCTATGAATAGTGTGCCGTATTCATACGGTAATATCATGCTTGAAACGGCACCTGTTACGCCGTCAACAATACATGTAACGAATACAGCGTTATCAGCATTCTTCAGGCGTTATTTATTTTCTGATTTATTAAGTGTTTGGGAATGGGAAATCCCGGAGAATTGGGATAGCAATTATTTCAAAGCTGTACTATTCTCATGGGGATATTTTGCAATTATTGATACTCCGGCATTCGGTATAATTCCACAACAGGCGGGATTAAAAGGATATAACGTACAGTATCAACCTACTAATGCTATAATTTCTAATCCGAGAATAAATCAAATACTTGAACCTATAATCGGTAAAGAATGTGCCGTAATCAGAATACGTCCCGATTATTGCGGCATGCTTGACATTGTTAATTATTATGGCGATATGATGGCGTTGACTGCGGAAACACTTGATACCAATATACTGAATTCAAAACTTGCTTATGTCTTCGCTTCTGATAATAAAGCCGGAGCAGAAACATTTAAGAAGTTTATGGATAAAATTGCCAGTGGTGAACCCGCGGCATTTATAGATAAAAATTTATTTGATGAAGAACACAACCCCCACTGGGTAAAGTTTAATAATGAAATTCGGAATAATTTCATAGCAAATGATTTACACGGACTTCTTAAAAATCTATATAATGATTTTCTTAATCGAACAGGTATACCAACTGCCAATACTGATAAAAAAGAACGACTTATAACATCGGAGGTTGAAGCTAATACACTGCAGTCGTTCTCCGCAATGGATATGTGTTTAAAGGAAGTCCAGCGAGGGATTGAGCAGGCTATAGAAATATTCCCTGAACTTGAGGGTAATCTGTCGGTTAAATGGAGGGTAGATATTAATGGACGCCTGTCTTTCAATAATGGGGATAGTCAATTCAACACTTCCGACAACAGCGGATTTTGAGGATTTAGCTTCAAAATTTAAAAGCTGGTTTAATGTATCCAGTAGTTGGATGTCGGCACAACTCGCCGGATATATTCTTATAAATACTGCGGAACTTGAATTCATATTTCCCGACCCCAATTTTGCTGAAATTGCTATTAGTGCATGGGCTCAATTAAATGATGTGAGATTTACGGAATTATATAATACCACTACTGCGGAATTCTATAATTCGTTTGAACCTCTTGAAAATTACAATATGGAAGAGACAACTACGCAAGAAGATACTAATACCGGAACTGATTCGCATACCCACAGTGGAGGTACTACCACTGAAGATAGTATTACGACTAATGATACCGGAACAGTATCAGACAGCGGGGATGCAAGTCGTGACGGAACTACTACGCATAAAGTATCGGCATTTAATTCATCAACATTAGCGGATGCGCATAGTGACACTGATAATTTTAGTACTACTTCTACTAATACCAGAACTGACAATTTAACGCACACAACTACAGAGGAACACACATTTACAGATACGCAAAAGCTCGATATAAGCAGAAGTGATATATTAAATCGTACAGTAACGCTAAGTCGTCATGGAAACATCGGAGTAACTACAAGTCAGCAAATGGCGCAAAGTCAAAGAGACTTAGTTATGTTTGATTTTAATAAATATGTATGTGACGAATTTAAAAATGAGTTCTGTATTTTGTTATATTAAGAGGTGAAACAATGTACTATTTTCCTTATACTAATTTTCATGACTTAAATTTAGATTGGATTATTGAATATGTAAAATCCACTAAAAGTGAAATAAAAGATTTAATAAATCAATTTGAGAACTTAATAGTTCAAACGACCGGCGATTCAACAAATAAGGTGATGAGCCAAAACGCTGTAACGGTACAGGTGAATTATTTAAGCTCCAGAATTAACAGTCTTAATACTACAGTCGAGGAATTAACCAATAAAGTCAATCAGGATATAGCTAATCTTGCTTCTTTTGAAGGTGAGACGGAATCTAATTTTACTTCTGACAGGTTGAGATTATCAACTATTGAGAAAACTCTTACACGTTTTTATGTTTTTGTTAGACATACTGAAACGGAGAATACTATAAATGTGGCGATGTCCGAGTTACTAAATTACCGCACCAGAGCTAACGTCCGATATTATATACAGGATACTGTCAATAATTTTGTCAGATATGCATATGAATCATATTCGCCACAATCAACGACAATGATGCTTCAGACTTTACCCTTTACTAATGAAAATGCCGTCTATCGTGCAACGATTAACATTACATCTGGAAGTATAACATACAACGGAATAGGGCTTATAGCGGTATCTCAATCATCCGGTACAAGTCAAACAACGGTAATGTCGCAGCGAGCGGTTACGGAAGCGGTGAACAAAACATCATTATATGTGAAGTTTACTATAACTCCACAAACCGAAAGATGTAATTATAGTTTCGAAACAATATCGGAGTATATTGGAAACTCGGTTGTTTATTGCGATGTGACGTTTACTTCCACGGGTAAACGTGTTTATTGCTATTTATATAATAGTTCTAATTCTGTGATAACTTTCAGGGGACTTACATCTTATAGTGTTACATCTTCATTTGATATTTCTTTAGATTCAAATAATTCAATTTCATATAACGAACCATTGATAGGATATATTCCAGCATATCCACACTTTGTAATTTCATCTAACGGTGAAACTATTCCAGCGTCACAGCTTGCCCTATTACAAAATATTTTAAATGCTATAGTCGTTAATAAGTACTCACCGCAAATTTATTTGAATATTACTACAGATAATGTAACCGAGCAGTTATATGTTGACAGTGCAAATAGCACCGGGTATGTCCTCCGAAATAATAACTATATTATAACATATACTACCACTCCGTCCGTAACTATAGAACCCGTTGAAAAAGTGTTTACTTCTTCAGCTACAGGATTTGCCCGAATAGCTGTGGGAGCATCAACAGGATATAACATATTACAAATAATCGGAACGGATGTCGATTTAACAAATTATTATATTGTTGACGCTGATATTACAAATTTAATAGGTGGAGATTCAACATTAATTTCCGTGTCTCCAGTATCCGGAGTGCCTGTAATATTATTATATTCAAATGGCGTAGCGTTCTCCGGCAGCTGGACTGTCACTTGCAGACATAAATAAAGCGGGCGTAGCCCGCTTTATTTTTTAAAATTAACAATAATCGTCGTCATTAACAATTGGCATTTTAGAAGCTGTCTGAGGCTCATCGTCCGTTTCATCCGGCTTGATACCCCGGACTATATGGAGCTTATCAATAAATAATCTAAGGTTATAATCTAATGATTTTTTGGGCTTTTCTACGACACCCTCAATAATTACTTCTGCACCTTTAGGAATAAATTGCAGCACATTTTTTAATTGTTCCTTATTACCAATAATATCATAAAATACTGTATTTTTGAATATTTGGCAGGCCAGAGAGTTTGCAACCATAACTTTGGTACTTGTTTTAACCTCGCTCCACTCCTTACACAATCTGCCTTGAATTACTGTTTTGTTATACATTTTCTTTCTCCTTTAATAAATTAATATTTATCTATATTTAAAATATAAGATACAAATTAAAATTACCGCAATAATGGTAACTATAAGTAATCGAGCAGCCCAGAATTTCAACATCTCTATCCATGTAAAATTATTTTTCATTTATACACCTCAATACATTTTTATATATTTTAATAGCAATTTTAATAGATACCCTTTTTCCGCTTCGGCTTCGCCGAAATATACAGCGTTTACAATACTTCTATATTTATTACGGAATACCAGTATGTCGTATTCATTAAGCTTAAACACTTTAGGCGCACCGCTTTTATGTGCTGACAAGTAGTACGGTTTTTGCCTGGATTTATGCCGGTATACTGTGATTTCACCTATTGTTACAACAGGTATATATTCAGCAAGTGGACGTGACACATCTAAGAAGCTGTCCATATCTTCAAATAGGTTATCAATAGCTTGATTGGCAAATGCCGTGTCTTTCGTATATTTATATAATGCTGTTTTCTTTTTGCGCTCGCTTATTGGCGAATTTAGATATAAAGCTATTAAACGTTCATGTTCTCTGTCTATTTTCAATTCTTTCTTATTACGGTACATTTCCATAATTGGACTTATCATATTAAGCGTTAAAAAGTAGTCATTGTTTAAAATTGTAGAATTGCATATACTAATAACGCGGAGTGCCTGACGACCCTCTAACTCTCTATTACGATTGATTGTCTCATAAGCATTGAAGAACGTGAAAGCCTCGCCATTCATGCTTTGACCCTTTAATGTTTGGGGTATAGCTTCATCCTGTATTATAAAATCAATATCCGTCATATCGCCGCCGCGGAAATTCGCAAAGGTTGACAAGCTCATCATATACCCGAGACATTCACCCCATGCTTTGCCGTCCTCATCGGCATAATAGAAACTATAGCAATCGTCACCGTTTGGATAAGGCCGAATATCTATCCCTTTATCAGAGTTCAACTTTTTGAAGACGTTAAAAGCTTCTGTGGAAAGCTTCTTAACCTCAGATGCTTTGCGCCGAAGTAATATGAATTTCGTTTTATGATTTAATACTATTGTTTCAAGTATAGTATATGTCTTTCCAATTCCGCGGCCACCAATTAACCACATAAACGGTAAGCCTTTACTTAGCAGATATTCAATATCCGGATAACCCGAGGGTTGATATAATTTGCTTTTCTTTACTCTATCCATCGTATCTTTTCCATATCAAAATAATTTTTGCGTAACCATTCAAGGGAGGAATTGCTAATACGTTTTAATATGTCCTCAATATCTATACTTGTACTAAGCTTATATGTCGTTGGTACTATTGCGACATTTGACGAGATATGAAGATTATGACCGTCAATTTTCAAATCTATGTCCGTATCATTATCATTATAAATAGCCCGAGTTCCTCCAGCTTTGCTCCAAATAAAGCCGTCCTTGAATTTCTCAATATCTCCGAGTTCTTCTGCGCCGGACGGATTATTGCCTTTTCGGAATTTATTCACCCCTGCCACAGTCACTTTTAATTCTCCGTCCTTAACCTGTGCGTATTTCTTCGCCCCCAGAGTGACGAATTTTTCGCTCACGCCTTCGTTTTCATACACGCCCATAAAATGAGTACCCCCCTTTATGTCAACAGCCTTATAACCTATTTTTTGAGCTTCTGACACCATGCGTTTATTGTAATCTGTCGGAGTATAATTTCCGATATATTTTACACTGTCTGTATCAGCATATACAAAATCTCTTCCGACTATCCACATAAAAGCCTTTAAGTCCTGCCGGGCATAAGCTGTAACCCACACCCCCACAGCATACGGGAGAAATGGTGATCGCTTCATTTTAGCAAGTTTCTCCTCTTTTGTGTCTATAAGATAGTATTCGTCAGTTGAAGAAAGATACGCTATATCATCTTTCAAAGTGTTTTGTACAGTCATTCCATACAACGCGTTAATTTTCTTCTTCGATTCTGCATAAGCGATTTTGTCATTTCCGCCTTTCAACTCTGTCTTTTTTATAAACAAATCAATTACCAACTTTCTAAATTCCATAGGTAAAAATCGTTTGAGCGACTTATAACATTCTATTATTGTTATATCCTCTGACGCAATGTTATAATCCTCTAATAAAATTATTAAGTCAATTTCTGTTATTGTTGTCTCTAAACTCTCAGCATATAATATTCGTCCGTTATCAAGCAAATAGTTCTTTATGTTCCTGCATTTACTGAATGATATATACGGCTGATGCCATTTCTTAAGTTCTATATGTTCTAATCGTACCCTGAATACATAACCAAATTTATCGGAATTTGATATAATTGTGTTAATATCGTCTGTCGTTTCTCTGAATTCGGTTAAAGGGAATTTCTTATTTACCAGCTCATAAGGATATGAGCTTTCGCGGTCATAACTGCCGACAATCTCTAATATCTTACCTACATAGAATCGGTTTGCGTGCGTATCTCCGCCTCTAAACGCTTCACGTAACAACTCAAACACATGTAATGTGGGCACTAACCCTCGTAATATTCCGTTATATGGGAATAACACCTTTTTTGCCATTCGCCGAACATATCCTGTTGAAGTATACGGGATTGTGTTTAGTGTGTCGCCGTTAGCTTTTAACAGCGATTTAATAGCGCATGATAATCCTACAACATCATTTCGCATATAAATTAAATCTTCAGTTTCTATTTCCGTCCAAGGATAACGTACTACGTCGTAATTCATTTCCGTTTTCTGTAATGCTTTAGGAACGTTCATATCTTTCATAAACCGTTCAAGACCTACACCCGCAAGCTTGTAACTACAACGAAATTCCACTTTACCCCACACACAGTACAAAGGTTCTCTAACGTCAACTAAAAACACATCTTTTCGGTCAAACTCATGAATACCCTTTAAAAATTGGAATTCGTGAGCTAAATTATGAACATATATAATTAATCGTTTCTTCTCCGGAATTATTCGGTTTAATTCGTCAATCACGGTTATAAAATCATCCCAAGTTCGGCCATATATTACAGGCATGCCCCATATATGCAGCTGCCATATATACATAAACGCGTGTGTCTCATCTTTGTATTCAATTTTACTCGTTTCTATATCCCATGACGCTATTAATTCCAGATACTTATTAACCGATTTCGTTAATAATATTTTGGACAGTCTTGTGTTTAGCATCTCCATTAATAAACGCACGTGCAAGCTCCTCCGACGAATATATGTCTATTAGTTTTGTGTTCTCCGCCGCGGCCATAAAATCGGCAAATTTGTTATATTTAGAAACTGGAATATTATATCCGTGTTTTTTTAATGTTGCAACACTTTTTCGGCGCATTTCTCTTAGCCCCGCAATACTTGCAAACTTATTTTTATATAAATTCTCCGCAATTTCTCGATAAAATGGTAAGTCCTCATCTGATATATCCTTAGGGGCTTCCAAATCAAATAACCCGCTTTTAAGTACTTTGTCATACTCCGACCATTCCTTAGACGCTGAAAACCTTTGCTCGCGCTTCTTAAGAATATAATACAATCTGCGGTATTCTTGCCTATCTGTCATTAGCGTTATCCTCTGTCATAATATCTAAACATTCTTTAACTGCCGACAGCTTCGCTTGATAAATATCGGTTTCCAGACTGTTTTTGCATACGCTGTAGTGTCTGCGATACATTATTTCATAATAATTATATAAGTTAATCATTTTATCTGTTTTTGTCATAATGTCTTAATACCTCCTCTATCGCTTCGGATATGCTCTCTCGTTCGCGGTTATAATCTTCTTTAGTCGCAAGTTCGAAATTACTATCAATGTCTGTTATATACAAAGAATCGTTACAAGCATAACACTCCACACATAACACATATAATTCTGATTCTTTAAAATTTGTCAAATCTAATGGTAATGTAAATGTTTCTTGGTTCTCGACATCTTCAAATATAATTATCCCAATATCGCCCGCGCGGCTAATATCTTTTATATCATATTGGTTAATCATCTACGGCCTCCCATGATACAACATTAAATCCCGAAACTGTACAATGCGCTAACCCAGAGGGCGATTCTACACATTTTCTGACACTCGCTAATTCTAATTCTGTTGCTCTACCATCACAACAGTATGTATAACCTCTATTATGACATGTATCAATAAATTCAATTACTTCTTCTCCATCATTAAATCTTAACCCCAACGGCTCTAATATCATGTGCTTATATTCGAGGTCGGAATCTTTAACGCAATACCCCCTATCGTTATATAAGAGTATGACATATCGTCCGGTTTTATTATCATCTATTTCGTAACCCCTAAATATAAAGTAATAATCATATAATTCATTTATTCTATCCAATTCGTACCATGTCGTCAACTTAAAAGCATCAGTCATGCCGAGGCTTTTTTTAAAATATATATTCATAATAAACCTCATCAATCATAGTCACTAAAAATCAATTCATACGGTTTAATGATGTGCATCATCCTAACAATTTTTTCACTATCGTCAAACTCCACACGCACATATTTCCCTTGGATTTCCTCCAAACAATAACTTTCTGTAATGGTCATCAGGTTTAACATCATAGCAACAGACGATCTTACCACATTAGGAATACTTCCGTCAGATATACATTTAACAATATTTGTTCCTGTTCCATCTTCAAACAATAAGCTTATCTCCCACCAATACCAACCTTCGGATTTATACAACCGACATGTTGATATTTCAGCATTCACAATTTTCATTGCTCAATCTCCTTTC